TCGATTGGTAAATACAGAACTCGATATTGTCGCGTTCTACATAAAATAGTAACCTGCCGTTTGGTGCTACTAAACCATTAAATACTGCATTCGATTACAATGATATTACAACTACTGGTTTGTATTATTTAGATGGTTCCGACCCCGCTTTAGCAAAAAACAGACCAGGTGATTGTACAAATTGCTATATGCTGGTTTTTGCATCAAGACCAACTAGAGTTTGCCAAATAATACTGCCAGGTAATGATGATCGTGCATGGATAAGGTCAACAGTGACTGATAGTAGCGAGTGGCGATCATGGGTAGCAATTTTTTAATTCGTAAAAACTCCCACTTTCCACTTCCCATTTAATTGGTTTGTGAACAGAGCACTTCTTGTGGCAAAATAAAGGTAAAATAAAGCCATAGGAGGTGCACTTTTTTGACAAAAATCGAAATGATACAATCGAGGATAATGGAGAGGATGCAGGATATACTTTCGAACGAACAGTTGCAGCACTTGGAGAACGTCTTGGCGATAGAATTCCACGGGATTGAGGTGCAGGAGGAGTGTACGCAGCTAGTAACGTCAGAAATTCACTGGCAGAAGATTCTTAGGACCTTCATTGCTTCGAAAAGAATCGAGAACTGCAGTCCAGGAACACTGGAAAGATATAATGACTGTGTAGTTAAGCTTGTCACGGCTCTGAATAAGCGGCTACAGGATATCACAACGAATGACATTCGATACTATCTTGCAATGTATCAGGAACAGAGGAAGATCTCTATGAGCTATATGGATACGATCAGACGGTACCTAAGTAGCTTTTTTGCATGGATATCGGATGAGGGGTATATTAGCCGCAATCCTATGAGGCGCCTTAAGAAGATTAAGGTACCAAGAATGATTAAGAAACCCTTTACACAAGCTGAAATGGAGCATCTGCGCTGTAACGCGGAGTGCCAGCGAGACATAGCAATCATGGCGTTCCTGTACAGTACAGCGGCCAGAATTGGGGAGGTTGTGAGACTGAACCGGAAAGACATAAATTGGGCTAATAAGGAAGTGATTATATACGGAGAAAAGGGAAAGAAGGAGAGAAGAGTATACCTGACGGATGATTGTGCATATCATCTGCATAAGTATCTGTTATCCAGAGATGATACAAACCCGGCCTTGTTCGTGAGCAATAAGCGGCCACACACCCGCCTAGGAAAGCAGGCAATCCAGTCCATGCTACGAACACTTGGCCAGAAGACGGAAATCCATGCACATCCGCATAAATTCCGTCGCACATTACTGACGGACGCCGGAAACCGAGGCATACCACTTCAGGAAATCCAGATGTATGCCGGACACCAGAAGCCAGACACGACTATGATGTATGTGACGGTAAGTGAAGAAAACGTCCGAGCATCATTCAGACGGTATATAGCCTGAATTGTTCTAAATAAATAATATAATTTTTTGAAGCTGGCAGAAATGGCAGCCTTTTTGTCGTACCTAAAAAACTACAAAAAGGAAATGAGGATTAAGAAGATGTTCAGAGAGACGATATTATACAAAATGGGAAGAGGAAAATTTCTATATTATTCGCCTCCATTCGTCCACAGCACCATTACTCATTATACGGTAACGAATGCGCTCATATACAAAAAGATACTGTACTCCCCAACTGTGATCATCATTAACAAATGTCATACATATTGACATAGTACCTTTGTCGGGATTATCGTCTGCTCCTTGACAATCACAAAAATTCACGCCTATAGGAGCGTTTTTCATGTAGTTTTCCAAAGAATTTACGTATTTTGATGGCGTCTTACTATTTAAGCATCAGCATCTTAATGCCTCCCCATATGGTTTCGCTGGCGTTTATCGTCAATGTAGATGTGTCATCACTGTATGTACCCGAAAAAGTCCTGCTTGCCACAAAGTCTGCAATTTTAATAAAATTTACTGTCCGTTTTTCCGATGCAACATCAACAAAGACAATGTACATAAATCCATTATATCGTGAAGTCGCTCCGTACATGAGAAACGATGCATAGGTGTAAGTATTAAGCTTAATATTTACAGAAAATGTTGAGAGATTTCGAATATCAATGAAGACCTTACTATTTTATGTAGAACGCGACAATATCGAGTTCTGTATTTACCAATCGATCACCAACATCGTTTTTTGCCACGACAAAAGCATACGTTTTGTACGAATATAGTTCGGTGTGTACATTTCTACTCCCGGCAGAATCAAATATTTTTACGGCAATAATATTTTTTATAGACGATCCATTGATAAAATTATTTGTTGCAATTTCGCCTGTTTTACTTGTTGTTATTTTTCCAATGTAAACAGCAACACGGTTACTATTTAACTTATAGTCACAGGATCAAAGCAGATTAAAAGTGCTGTGCTCCAGGGAATAAGTGTCACTTTCAATGTTGCCGAAGAAGTATCAAGTACGGGTGGTGCTGCGTATTCAGATTTTTTTGATAGTTCTGTCGCTCCCGTCTGCTTTCCTGTTATGTATAAAGAAGTAATGCAGTTGTTATCAATTAGTAGAAACGAAGTCATATGATTGTTTACACTATTCCACTTTACGCTTACTGTTTTGGTAGAGCCATCACTATGTATAATATAACTATCGGCCTTGAACCGCTTACTATTTAATCTCACAGAAAGGAGGTGAGAAAAAATGAGATTTCAGAAAGAAGTGAATATTTTTGCACCGGACGCGATATTAAAGCGCTTCCAGGCAAATGAGACAAATTTTTCTGTTGTCAAAGGCAAGATTGAAGCTCTGATCAGCGAGAGCGAAATCCTCGAACTGCAGAACAGCAAGGTTACTATGTATAGCAAACTTGCGGATGTGAAGCTTACTGTAGATGGACTTGAGCAGACCTATACAGACATAACGTCCAAATACGATGCTGTCAGCGGAAAGTACACAGACCTCGATGCCAAAGTTGCTGAGTATAAATCAGGTGTGGATGGCATGTCGCAAAACCTTTCGCGGGTGCAGACAAATCTACGGGACAACTATAGTACCACAGCCACGATGAATGCTACTATTCAGGCCAAGATAGATGGCCTGTCCTCAACTATATCACAGACTTATGCCACAGGATCAGATGTTCAGCAGAAGCTTGCATCTGCCGATGCAACTGCAAAAGGCTATGCAGATGCGGCAAAACAGGCAGCTGTTGATACCGCACAGGCTTCAGCAAAAGAGTTGTTAAAGTCATATGCCACAGTTACGCAAACACAGTCAATGATTGACCAGAAGGCAGGAAGCATTGAAAGTAAGGTATCATCTACGTACGCCACAAAAAAATCTGTTGGCGAATTGCAAACATGGAAAACAGAAGCGTCTCAGAAGATCACTGACAGCGCTATAGTATCAACAGTCACATCGAGCACGGAATGGACAAAAAAGGCTGACAAAGCATCACTGATCAGTCAGATCAATCAGTCGGCAGAACAGATCAAGATCCGTGCAAACATCATAGACCTGCAGGGCAACATCAGTATCACGGATATATCTAACGACGCTATGGATACTATCAAAAACTATAGTATCACGGCATTGTCAGATGCAAAAAAGTACACGGATGAATGTGATAAGTTAGTGATTAAAGATTCACAGGATTACTCAAAAAGCTACACACTTTCCGAAATCGGAAAGCTGGAAGCGTCCGGAGGAAATCTCGTCAAAGGATACAGGTTCTCTGACGATAACATTAAAGCATACTGGAACACGGCCGGGACAATCAAGTCGGGACAGAATGATCCAGATGGTGGGAAAAATGCAGTGGCTATCGTTGCGGACGCAGCGAATTGCTATTTGGCTTCAAAAAGAAACGAAAACACGATAATCAACGCCACAGGCCGATATACAGTGACCTTCTGGGCCAAGGCATCAAAAGCGCAGACAGTGACATTCTCCTTTAACAAGGTCAGTGAAAGCATAGCGTTAACCACCACCTGGAAAAAGTTCTCCTTCATAAAGGATATCACGAGTATCGCAACATCCGGAAGTTTGATAATATTCGGCGGTAGCAATTCAATCAGCACCGGTGATGGAACTATCTATATTTACCGGCCAGACGTGCGGCACGGATATTCTTCGGAAGATATATTCAATTTACTGACCAACAACGGAAACATCCAGGGTATGTACATGACCGACGGCAAGTTGTACTGGAATGGAACATACATCAAGTCTAAGTCTATAACCACGGCCGCACTTGCAGCTGACAGTGTAACAGCTGAAAAAATTAAAGTAGATGATCTGTACTCTTTGAAAGCAAGCATAGCCGGGTTCAAGATCTCATCAGATACGATATCGCATCAAAGCATTACAAACCCCGAAAGCGGTATCGGACAGAACTATTACGATACATTTTTTTCTTCAAAGGATAAACGCCTTACTTTTCGAAAAGGACCGGGAACATCTGACTACATTACATTTGATATACGAGGTCTGCGAGCCAGTGGAGGAAAAAGATTAAACCTGATATCAGACGCAGAAACAAATGACAGCAGCGAGGGTTTTTCCTCTGGAGCTCATCACTCTATGGGACATACAAACATTTACGGGAATTTATACGTAGCAGATAGTTTTCGGACAGCTGGAACTAAACAGGCAGTTCGTCAAACAGAAAACTACGGAGAAAAAGGCGTTTACTGCTATGAGACCCCAACGCCGCATTTCGGCGACATTGGATCCGGAGAGATATCAGAGGATGGAAAGTGCTACATTGACATTGAGGACATCTTAAAAGAGATGATTAACACAGAAATGCAGTACTATGTTTTTTTGCAGAAATGCGGTGAGGGAGATCTGTACGTATCAGAATGCTTCCCGGATTACTTCATAGTCACTGGTACACCTGGTCTCAGATTTTTTTGGGAATTAAAGGCAAAACAGAAAGGTTATGAGTACAACCGATACGAAGGCGAGGACAGAGTAGTAGGATTCAGAAAAATAGCATATGACGAAGAGTATATCGCAGAAACAGAAAAGCTCATCGAAGAAAGAGAGGAAATATGAAGGTATTAACGAGTTTTATAGTATTAAACACAGGAGAAGGTGAAAGAATCTCATTCACCTATTCGGAAGTAGCTGAGGACGGAACAATCATCAGCCAGAATAACAAGAAAAACTTCCTCGTACTTAACAAAGAACTGAAAAATCATATCAGCGAAATTAAGAAATATATCGAAGATAATCACCTCACAGAATAGGAGAAAACATATATGAAGATCAGAGCAGAGCCGTAAGGCTCTTTTGTTTTACGCAAAATTGCGCCGGCGCAACACCGGAGAAAGTGTGAATGATTGAAAGAAATGCTTACACAGACATACGTTATTGCACTTCCGATTGTTTTAGGATACATCGTCTGGCTTCTAAAAAACCAGAAAAAAGACCGGGATGCAAATAGTAAGGGAACCATGCTCTTGCTTCGTGTTCAGATGATCGAATACCATTCAAAGTACATGAAAATGGGAGATATCCCATCTTATGCTTATCAGAACTTTTGTGAGATGTATGAGGCTTATCATGAACTTGGCGGGAACGGCATGGTAACAAAAATGAAACAGGAAATTGAAGAATTACATATCAAAAGAAAAGGAGAATGATCATGAATATTAATACAATTACACAGTATGTAACTTACGCCCTTGCCCTGATCGGCATTCTGGCTTTCATCGTATCAGCTATTGTGCAGGTAATCAAAGACCTTCCGGGACTGAAGAACATCCAGACCAGCATTGTGGCGCTTGTATCATCTATGATCCTGTGTCCACTGGCACTGATGGTCATGTGCACATATTATAAAGCTGCAGTTACCTGGTACTACATCGCAGCATCAGTCATTGCGGCATTTATCGTTTATTTAGTTGCAACCGGGGGTTGGGAAAAAGTTAAGGAAATCTGGGATAGAACAAAATATAAGGATTCAGAGGGCGAGTGATCGTCCTCTTTTTTGAGAGGAGAAAACAATATGCTGAAGATCATGGGAAAATCACAGGTCAGCATTGAACAGATGCGGGCTTATATCAAAAAAGTAAACCCAAAGGTGTCCGATTCGGTCATCAAGATGATTTCTCTGTATATCGCAGAAGGTGCGGCAGAAGGAGTCCGTGGTGACATTGCTTTTGCTCAGTCTTGCTTGGAAACTGGGAACTTCACTTTCAGCGGATCCGCGGTGACGCTCAGCCAGAACAACTTCTGTGGAATGGGCGTGACTAAAATCGGCATGAAGGGCAACAGTTTCAAAACCCCGGCAGAGGGCATCCGAGCACAGATCCAGCACCTGCAGGCCTACGCATCCACAGACCGACTGAAGAACCGTTGCGTGGATCCGCGCTATACATACGTCAACAGAGGCTGTGCGCCTTATGTGGAGTGGCTCGGGATCCAGGAAAATCCTAAAGAGCAGGGCTGGGCAGCTGGCCGAAATTACGGTCAGAAAATCATCAGCATTTTGAATAGCGTATTATCTATCAAGACATCAAAAACAGAAAAGGAGAGTAATACCATGAATATCAACACAAGCCTTATCAGTAACAACAACAGCTATGTAGGACAGACACCGGCATATATCGTAATTCACAACACGGATAACTATGCCAAGGGTGCAAATGCGAAAGCGCATGCAAAAGCACAGCATGATGGCAACTTTAAGGGATATTCCGCACATGTATATGTAGATGATACAGAAGCATACCAGGCGCTTCCGTACAACCGTGGAGCATGGCACGTGGGCGTCAACTACGGCGGTCGGCTGTTCGGTACTGTCAACAACAGAAATTCAGTAGGAATCGAGATGTGCGTACAGGCGGGCTATAACTATGAGAAAGCTTTCCAGAATACAGTCCAGGTGTGCAAACAGCTTATGAAACAGCTGGGAATCCCGGCAGACAGAGTTGTGCAGCATTATGATGTATGCGCAAAGAACTGCCCGTCAGCAATCCGTGCAAAAGGTGACTGGAACCGGTTCAAGCAGCTGATCGGAGCTAAGACCGCCACACCGACGGTAGATAAGTATTATCGCACAAGAAAGTCCTGGGCTGACAGCAAGAGCCAGATCGGAGCATACAAGAGCCTTGAGAATGCAAAGAAAGAGTGGAAACAGGGGTACACCATCTATGACTGGAACGGAAAAGCAGTGTATCCGGTACAGACTTCAAAAAAGGCAGTAGTTCTGACGGGAAAGTTTGAGACCCAGCTTCCAATCATCCGGAAAGGGAATTCCGGCGTTGCAGTTTCTGTGCTGCAGTCTGTACTTGGTGTTACTGTGGATGGCAATTTCGGAGACGATACAGAAACATCCCTGAAAGTTTTCCAGAAAAACACAGGCGTAAAGGCAAATGGAACCTGCGGTATTGATTCCTGGAAAAAGGTGATCGAACATGTGAAGGCCAATACAAAATAGTTTCCTTATATAAAAAGTTCCCGGCAGGTACCCATCTGCCGGACAGATTGTATCATCATTCGGAAAGTTAAATTATCTGTTATTGTACTCAGGTGGGCCGGACGGAGAAATAGGAGCTTCCATGCGGTATCTTTCCCAGCGTTTTACCGCACCGAACCGGATGGTCGCGGCAGTGCTCAATGATGTGGGAACAGAAGAACTGGCACATTTGGAAATCGTATCCACCATTGTCCATCAGCTGACAAAGGATCTTTCTATGGAAGAAATCGAGAACAGCGGACTTGGGCCGTATTATATTGACCACACGGTGGGAATCTGGCCGCAGGCTGCAGGTGGAGTGCCCTTTAATGCCTGCGAATTCCAGAGTAAGGGTGATCCGATCACGGATCTGTTTGAAGATCTGGCAGCAGAGGGTGCGATTGTATAAAGACAACATTGAGGTTTTAAAAGAAAGTTCCCGATAATCTGGCATACTAGCTGCCAGATATGAGAACCCTAGAAATTCCAATGTATTTCAATAGGTACTTCCTTAGTTACAGGGTCTTTTTTGCCAACCAATACATAATCAATCAGCTTTTCAACCGTTTCCCTGTCTAAGTGTTCAAGATTTGTATATTGCTCGATTAACTGTCGTCTGTTGTCGCCAATCAGCATTTTTCTTTCAATAACATCAAGCTGTTTCTGCGTATCAATCATCAGTTTTTCGAGCCTTTCTTTTTGTGTTGAGAAGTCTTTGGATAAATCCAAGTAATCAAGTTCGGAAAGAATACCCTTTACCTTATCTAAATATAATTCTCGGATTCCTTTTGTATATTCCGCAATCTTTTTTTGATAAGCAGCAATCTCCGTTTCCAGAGCTTCTTTTTGACCTCGCAAGTCATTGTTGAATTGCACATTTTGTTCAAGCTCATCTTTGTCAAGATATTCTGCGGATAACTTATTAAGTTCATCAATCACAGCTTTTTCTAATTTGTCTACTGAAATGAAAGAACCTATACAAGCGTCCTTTGCTACATGGCGGTTAGAGCATTGTAAATAATGCTTACCATGATTCTTTGACGAACGCATTGTATAACCACAATTCATACAGCGAGCTTTTCTGGCAAATAAACCGATTGTGCCAACTGTGAAAGGTTTTGCCTTTTGAGCTACCAATGCTTGAACCCTATCCCATAACTCACGGTCAATAATCGGCTCATGTGTACCCTCAACTCTGTACCACTCGTCTTTGGGTCTGGGTTTGTTTTGCTTTGTCTTATAAGAAACGCTGCCATATTTCCCTTGAACCATATTCCCGATATAGATTTCATTCACCAACATATCTGATATGGCAAAATATTTCCATAGGGTACTGTTTTTCGTTTTAGGCTGCTTGTAACGCAAACCATGAAGTCGTTTGTATTCCGTAGGGTTTGGTATTCCTCTGTCATTCAGCATACGGGCAATGGCGGTCTTTCCATATCCCTGTGAAAACAGTGTAAAAACTTCTCTGACAACTTCCGCAGCTTCTTCATCAATAATCAAATGCCCTTTTACGTCAGGGTCTTTTTTGTAACCATACAGAGCAAAAGCACCGATATGGTGTCCGTTCTTTCTTCTGTCAGTGAGAACGCTTTTAATGTTCTCTGACATATCCTCCAAGTACCACTCATTCACCAGACCGTTAATCTGTCTTGATTTCTTATTTCCTTTATTAGCGGTATCTGCATTATCAACAATGCTGATGAAGCGAATACCCCAAATAGGAAAAAGACCGTGGATATATTTTTCCACTAATTCTAGTTCTCTGGTAAATCTGGATTGTGTCTTACAAAGGACAATATCAAATTTACGATTCTTTGCGTCCTCCAACAACCTGTTAAATTCTGGTCGTCGTCTGTCAGAACCAGTGTAATCATCATCACTGTATATGTTGTAGACTTCCCAACCATGCTCTAATGAGTATTGAAGTAACATTGACTTTTGATTCTGAATACTGTTACTGTCGTCTGTTTCTGATTGTTTGTTTCTATCTTCCTCTGATAAGCGGCAATAAATAGCAACTCTTGATTTTGATTCTATCATGCTTCGTTCTCCTTTTTGAGAAGACGAAACAAACTATCTCTACATAATGTTATTATAACATCTTGTAGGATAGTTTGTCTATCATCTGGCAGGAGTTGCCCTTCCTTTATTTTTTTCATATTGATTTATCAACTCTATCCATTTTAGAGTAAATGCTTTTGTAAACGCCGCTTTATCACAATTTTTAAAAACATTCTTGCAAACTACCTTTGCGTCATTTGCCATTGAACCACCTCACTACAATATATTTACAAAGTATGCAAAAATGCTTGTACATTATGAAAGAATTTGTCTATAAAGTAAGAAGTAATCAGATGGCTTTGGAAAGCTCCACTGGAATTTCACCATTCCCATTCTGATGGGTGAACCGCACCATGCGAGTGTATCATTATTCTGATATACGGGTCATGGCAGCAACTTTTCCAACAGTCGCTTACGGATCACTGGCGTGGTCGCTCGCTTCTTTATCCCTCCTTTTCATGGGTCATGGCGTTCCAGTCCGTCGGCTCACCGCATATCAAACGTATCTGATTACTTTATTCAATTTTCAAAGAACACTTGTAAAACGGAGCTGGAATGAGGTGGTATCACACTCCGTATATATTCGCTTATTTCACTCTGACTTCAAAACCTAGAATTGCTTTAATAAGGGCAGCTCTAATTCTGCCTTTCAGTTCCATATCGACCACAATATACATATTTCCGTGTTCATCATAGAACGGGCGTAAACTTGCTTTTGATATGTAAGCGTCATAGTGATTTAAAATTTTCTCTATTGCCACTTCGTCGCCATCAGCAGCTAAACTGATTGTGGAGAATAGAGGACACTTTTTTGTAGACTTCATCATGTTATAATTCCTCCTCGTACATATCTCTAATGAGCTTTAGTGAACACATTCTGTTTCTATAAACAGAGTTTCTGGAAATATCCAAAATCTCTGCGATTTCTGCGTCTGGTAATTCCAGAAAGTAGAACATCAACACAACATTGCGTCGTCTTTCACTTAATTTTTTGATTGCTTCACATAATTTCTCATCATAGACACGAACTTCTGTACCGAACACATCAAAGGAAGTAAATTCAAGCGAGTATTCGTCCGATACACCCAACTGGTTTAATTCCAGCTCTGGTATTTCACAGAAAGATATTTCATGCTTTGCACGTCTGGCAAGTTCTTTGTTGTAGTTCTTTACAGTTCTGCCAATCACCTTACGAGCCAGACAGTCAAATTGAAGTCTTATAGCGTTCTCAAATGAAGAAGGTTTCATAATCTCACCTCCTTTCAAGTTGAAGTTGCTAAAGCGAAAAGGCTTTTTACCTCTTTCCGCACTAACACTCAACACGGAGGGGTGATTTGTAACCCGAATCAGAAAAAAATCAAAAAATTTTTTAAAGTAGCAAAAAAGCACAAGAGCAATACTGACGTGCTGTTCTTGTGCCTTATAAATTGTTCCTGCTATGTGATGTGAAAAACCATATACAAGAGCGATATAATCCGCAAAAGTTAAACGGATTTTTTTAACAAGCCACCAATGGTCGAATGTTGTTGAATGTATAGGCATTCCATGCGGCTACCTCCTGAAGCCGCTAAAACAAAACCAACCAGTAGTTTGTCCACCGTTGGACAAAAATAAAACGGCGGCTGTATGAACCGTCGTTCTATCTAAAAGGACGTATAAAAGCATTACTGCTGACAACGGTTTTTTTTTTACCGCCAAGCAGCATATATTGTTATTTACCTGTTCATAGGAACTGATAAACCTTGCAATACGTTTTACTGTACCTGTTACAAATTCTTTAGGAACAGTAAAATGTAGTGAGGTGATTAATTATGCGTAAAACAGAAGATAAATACGATTTCAGAGCCTTTGGTCTTGCCATCAAAGCGGCAAGGATGAAACAAGGTCTGACCCGTGAACAGGTGGGAGCAAAAATTGAAATTGACCCACGCTATCTGACGAATATTGAGAATAAAGGGCAGCACCCAAGTTTACAGGTGTTTTATGACCTTGTAACTCTACTTAATGTGTCTGTTGATGAAATTTTCCTGCCGACCAGTGACAAAGTAAAAAGCACTCGCCGCAGACAGTTGGAACAACAGCTTGATACTTTCGACGACAAAGATATGGTTGTCATGGAGAGCGTCGCTGCTGGTATCATCAAATCAAAGGAAGTGGGGGAAGATTAGTTCCTCCATTTTTATTTGCCTGCCAATCATACGGGATATGGTGATAGGTAATAAAAATGAGCCGATAATCTATGAGATATGAAATCCTCTGAATTATCGGCTCTGCATCTAAGTGTCTGGCTCTTTGATTACTGTTATTTTTAATTTGCTGGCATTAATTAGGTTTTCCTGTTTGCATTTTGGACAATACAGTGGAAAATTTATCAACTTAGTATCCGTTCTGATTTTTGTTCTTGTTTTATTCTTGCATATAGGACAGTATATCCATTTTGCTGTTCCCATTTGTTTCCTTTCTGATATACTATTTTAATGTAAATTCACATGCCAAATAATAAGTGTCATAATCCCAATCTTTAGGGGATTCGAAATAAGAAATACTTACTATTATTCTATAGTGCCCTGATGGGAGTTCGCCATAAACCGAGGAAATATCAAATGGTAAACTTAATCTTTCGGTGGGATTTATAACTGCATCATCTTCGTTATCTTTTGATGGGTCATAAAGTTGAGTTAATTGATACCATGTTTCTGATTGCTCCGCTTCAATTTCAAAATAGGCTTTAGAATAATGATACTCTTTGTTGGAGTTATTTTCTAAAAAAAATTTTGCGTTTTCTAAGTCAGAATACTCTTTTTCACTTGATGTAAGCTCAACATCTGATAAAGTATTAATTTTTTCCTCAGTTCCATAGGACGAAACCTCATAATTCTCTTTGAAATCCTGTGATGATATTATTTCTTCATCTGATGTTGAATTGCACCCGGACAAAATGCTTGTGACAGTTATTAAAATAATACAGATAATTTTTTTCATAATCGAAACCTCCTTTATAAGTGCTTAATGCAATTATATGGGGAAAATGTCTATTTTTCATCAACATATGCAATTTTTATACAAGCTGTAACACAGGCTCCCCCCTTATGATTATTTGAAATTTTTATTGTACCTCCATGCCTTTCACATAATATTTTACAAATGTTTAATCCCAGACCTAGATGTTCAGACGTAGTATCTTGCGATGGTTTATAAAATGGTAATGTTACACGTTCTATATCCGTACTTTTGAAACCACAGCCATCGTCAGAGACCGTAATCAATAAAAATTCCTCCTGTTTATTTACATCAATAGCTATCATCGACTTAGCATATCTAATGCTATTAGACAACAGGTTTTCATAAATTTGTATGATAATTTCAAGATTGATAAATAGAGTTTGCTGTTTATTACAATTTGTTTTAATCGTATATTCTATATCAGAACAGAGCATTTCCGTTGTATTTGATAAGGTTTTTAATAAGAAGTCAAAGTTTATGTTTTCTTTTTCGATTTCTATATCTTCTAAACGGTATAAGTTTGTCATAGCACTAACGTATTTTTCAAGCCGTTCCACATTGTTGCGTACTGTTGATAATTCGTCGAGTACCTCCTGTTGAGAAACTAATCCTTTGGGAATAAATGATAACAACATTGTGGTATGTCCTTTTAGTATTGTTAAAGGCGTGCGTAAATCATGTGAAAAAGCAGCATTTAATCTCCTTTGTTCAGTAAATTGCCGTATCATTTTTTGGTTGTTTTGATATAAACAATTTTTCATCTTCTCAAATGCAAGACACAGCCTCCCCATCTCGTCTTTATAAGGGTACGGCAACGTAAAATCCAGTTCGTTGTTTTCGACTTTTCTGTATGCATTCGTCAGTAACTTTATGGGTCTTACTAATTTTCGGTTTACAAAGATAGTCACACAAAGAATCATGCTAATTGAAAGAACAATAGGAATGGTGACAATATTAACCACACCTAGAGCAGAATCCACAATTCTATCATGTTTAGTAAACTTTGGTGAAACTTCAATGTAAGAAACATGATTAGGATAAATATATTCTTGTACTGGACGTTCCTTTTGATAGTCTACAACAAAATTACATACTTCCTTTTCACTTGCATTATATATTGTGTATTCTGTTTGGTCTTTGTTATATTTCGCTGTAAATGAACCATTTTCAGGTATATCATACCTTGTTGTCATGTCCTCATATTTATAGTTAAGGTTTATTCTGTAATCATCTACAAGAGTAATAGATATAACACCTATTACAATACCAATCACTAAGGAAATAAGAGCATAAAAAACAAACGAATTTTTAATACTCATGTTGTCAATATAATGCCTTGAATTTTTTCGCCTTACTTTTTCCATTTATATCCGCACCCCCAGACAGTTTCTATATAAGGATTGTCGCCTATAGAAAGGAATTTTGTTCTTATCCGGCGTATATGTTCTGTAATAACAGAATTGTCGCCAGAACCATCTAAGCCCCATACTTTTTCATAAATTGTCTCACGATCAAAAATAATCCCCTTGTTTTGTGAAAGAAATTCAATAATATCAAACTCTTTCTTCGTAAAATTTATTTCAGCATTTCTATAAAAAACAACTCGTGATGAATAATCAATTACTATATTATTATCGAACTGAACTATTGCGGACGAACCATGTCTTTTTTCTCTCCGCAAATGTGCAGCAACTCTGGCTTCTAATTCATCAACGGAGAAAGGCTTTACAACATAGTCGTCACCACCGACAGCAAATCCTTTGATTTTATCACAGTCCTCAATCCGAGCTGTTAAAAAAATAATAGGACAGGACACAAAATTCCTGATTTTTTCACAAATTGTAAAACCATTCATATCTGGCATATTTATATCTAATAAAATAATATCTGGATGTTTTGTGATTGCATTCAGTGCTTCTTTTCCGTTAATTGCTGTGTATACTACATAACCAATTTTGCAAAAATATTGATTTAGCATTGATACAATATCTCTTTCGTCGTCTACAATCAAAATGCTCTGTGCCATATCTCGTTCCTCCTTAGAAATATATCTTATCATTGAAAAAGCAATTTTTTATCAACTATGTCCACATACTACTGTTAAAAATTGATAGATTTTAGCTATTTTAATTATTATAATCTCTTAAACGAAATGTAACAACTATATTAATCAGCTTGCAAATCATACCGAAATGAGGCTTGCGGAGCATACTATACGGTTTATGACGCAAGCCTTGATTATTTATTCTACAATCTTCCAGTTATCGTCCTTATGAAGCATAAGCTCATACTGTGAGATTTGTGTCATTTTCGACTTGTTATCCAGATACTTCACAGACACACTGACCTTGAGGTTATCGCCGTCTTTGGTAAAGACAGGGTTTACCAGTTCCGAAAATACATAGTCGCCGGAAACAGGAGCAAGCACACCGTCTTTGACGTAATAGGCAAGTTCTTTTTCCGTAGCTGTCGGATACAGCTTAAAGAATGTTTCCAAGAAAGCGGTAGCGTCCTTGACTGTGTCGGAACTGACACTGACATCTGCTTCCTGTACTTTCGGTTCATACTTTGATTTCTGTACCGCCGGAGCAAGGGTTGGATTCTGGGTAATGACCATTGCACCGTCCTTATCCACATGAACGGTCACGGTGTAGTTTTCTGTGACTGCCTGTGTCTGTTCTCCCTCTTTTACCTGCTGATCTACTTCGTAGGCAACGGTAAAATCGTTCATTCCAGACTGTTCCACATTCCAGACCAGCACATTTGTAACCGTAACACTGGTTGGTATGTCCGTTCTGATGGTATCAGCGTTCAAGTCCTGTAATTCTTTGGTAAGGTATTTACTGATTTCTGTTGTCCTTGCTTCAATGGCTTCCTTGCTTGTATCCCATGAGTAGTAGGCTTTCGCAAAGTTCTTGACGAAATTCTCAATACCGTTGGTATCGTTCAATCTTAGCTGAATGATTTCTTTTTCATGTACCGTGTGGGTGTCAATGGCGGTAAAATTCTTATACACACCAAAACTGGTGCTTGCCAGAAGCACCGCCCACAACAGCAGGACAGATTTCTTATGTGTCCCGACTTTCATGGTACGCACTTTCTTATTCTTAGGTGCTTTCTCTGTTTGTTCTTTCTTCTTAAACATATTTCAAGTCCTTTCTATTGTTTGATTCTTCCGGCACAAATGATGTGCTGTTGCCAGTAGGCAGAGGTCAAATCGGTATAACCGATTGGATTTCCAGCATGATACATCTGATTGTTTCCCACATAGATTCCCACATGGGTAACGTAGTCGCTGGTATTGTAGGTAGAATGGAAAAAGACCAAATCGCCAGCCTGTGCCTGTAACAAGGGGATATGCTGGGTTGCGTCATACTGTGCCTGTGCGGTTCGTGGCAGGCTGATTCCGGCTTTCCCGTAGCACCACTGGGTAAGACCAGAACAGTCAAAAGAGGTGTTCGGGTTACTTCCACCATAGACATATTTCCAGCCTTGATACTTTAACGCTTCATTCATAACCGCCTGTACCGTTTCGTTGCTGAACTGCTTCACGGTCAGATATTGATTGACCAGCTCCACATAGAACATATTTCCGTAGTTATAACGCCAGCCACCATTTTTACTGACCGCTATCGGGTTCGTATAGGTCACTTTTGTACCGCCGGATTTATTCTTTGCGAAATTTTCTGCAAGATTGAAGCTGTGCTTTTTTCCGTTCTTCGCCACATAGTCTGCATAGCCACCACCATAGTTATAAGACTGAATGACCACGTTAATGTCATTCATGCCTTTGGCTTTACAGGAAGAAAGCAGGGACGCAAAATATTTACACCCCTGCTTAATGGATTCTTCTGTACTTAGTGAGTTTGGCGGTAGTCCCAGACTTTCGCTGGACTGCATGACATCGGTAGCCGTACCGCCACTTTCTACCTGTATGATGGCAAGCAGAACGTTCACATACTCCGAGATACCGTTTTCTCTGGCATATTTTTCCACCATCGGCTGATGTTTGAGGACATCGGCTGACAGATTCATGCCAGAATAGACAGGCGAATAGCTGTTGGAACTGTCGTCATCTTCGCCGGAAATCAGTATCCCGAAAAAGAGAACGATGGAGAAAAGGACAGGAAATATCGTACCTATGATAAGGATACGCTTTAATCTCATTTCTTCCGTCCTTTCTCTGGTTGCTTCGTAACAGACTTACGATTTTGTTTTTGGTTGACCTGTTTCTGTACGGTTGTTTTCTTTCGATTACTTCTGGATTCCGCTACGTTTGGCTGGTTTGTTCTGGCAACAGATTTGACCTGCTGTTCCTGTCTGATATTGATTCGGACAGTTTCTTTTCCAGCCTTGACTTCTGCATTTTTTATCACGGGAGAAGTAGCAGGACGTTTCATATCCGGCTTCGTAACTGTATCGGTCGGTGCAGGTTTTGAAACAGGTGTGGCAACAGGACGTTCATGGCTTCTGGTAGCTCCGGCTGTCGCTGATCCATTCGCATGAACTGTCTGTCTTGCTTCCTGTGCTTTCTGTAATTCTTGTTTTTTCTGTGAGATATTTTCCCTGTGCAGGTTGCGTTTCTGTGTACGCTGTTCCTGTCGGTTTTCCCGTTCTTCCACAACACCACGCTTAAAGTCTGATACATTATCCTTTGCTTTCTGTTTGGCAGAGTGGACAGCATAACCAGCCTGTGTCGGTAAGTCTTTCACATTTTCTTTCAGAGAGGAAGCACTGTCACGGACTTTATTTTTCGTATCCATCACAGCACCTACCGCAGAACCGACACGGCTTCCCATGCTGGCAGAAGTATTTTCCCGTTTCTTTGGCGGTTGGTTCGTTGCTGGCTTTCTGGCTCTGGCAACACTTGCACCTGCCACCGCACCTGCAACACTTCCAGCACCGACAGCCCTTGCAATCCTGTGTTCCATACGTCTTGCCCGATGTCGCATGAACACCATCGGTCTACGGAATATCCGGCGACCTATCTGCTGACTGTCATTAGCATTCAGGCTGAACATACTCATTAGTTCTCCGAGCTTCATGTAGATTCCGGCAAAACAGATTATCTGCAAAAATGCCACCATGAAGAACGGATAGTCTGTGGAAATGTTGTAAAACATACTGGAAATTGAAAATGCCACGGTCACAATCAGTGTGATTCCGGCTCTTGTCATAATGGCATTGAACACACGGACAACTGCCTGTTTCGCCATGTTCTCATAGGTCGGTATCATGGACAGTAAAAAACTGACAGGTAAAAATATGGCATATATGATAAAGAGTATCTGGGAAAACAACATCATGCCGGTAAGCAGGAAGATAAAGATTGTGATACCGAGATTGAAAATGAGCAGGAAGAACACCATGCCAAGACGGTTGACGACCTGTGGAATGGTAAGATTATCATTGTCGTTATCTTCAATCTCTGTTTTGACAACATTTTCCCTTGTTTCCCCATCTTCATCGGACGGGCTGGCAGATACCAGAGCTTCCACACGGTCAGTCCCGATTTCTTCGGTATCGCTGTTCCCGAACTGTAACAACAGCCACGGTTTTTCTACCTGTATCGCAAACAGACTGTCACGGATAAGGTCTACGCTGTCCTTGCCTTTGCTTTGTGAATCGGGGAGTATGATTTTTGTCCCCAAGTCCAAAGAAGCGGTGCTGATGTCCGAACTGAAATCATTGATTTTCTGGATATAGTTGGGAGCATAAGCAATAAAGGACGCAGACACGATAAATACCACCACAAAGTTGATAACAGCGTGAAGTGCCTTGCTGGTTTCCCGTTTGAGAAGTCCTGTATAGGCAGTGTAAACACCTACAATCAGAATGATAATGAGCAGGAATCCCACATAGAATCCACTGCTGGAAAATCCATGTTCGGTCACTCCGGCAAGTGTCTGGATACTTTTCCCGATACTGTCTGCCATATCATTGATAAAGTCCAGCTTATACGCCTGTTGCACCACATATCCTGTGGCATTGCTAAGATACAGGCTGATTGTCCAGACAAAATTTGTGATACAGTAAAGCCCGTACTGCACT